GTGGCAGATCAAACGGACTATTTTGTTAGTCCGCCTTCAAACCTTGATAGTTTGGTGCAAACATCCTTGCGGATTATGCTTCCTATTATCAAGTCAGAGTTAAGTCTTATTAACTCAGTTTTAGAACTGAGGGACTTCACGTCTCTGCCGCGCACAATTGCTAGTTGCGCACGTTTCGCCTTTCGGGCTGGACGTACGCTAAGGCAATTGCTTCGAGTTGGGTCGGATGCCTACCTGCAACAGCAGTTCAACATCCTGCCCCTTCTATCAGACATTTGCGGTTTTCGAACCGCTTTGTCACGCTATGAAAGGCGTTTAAACAGCCTAGTAGCGAATCAGGGGAAGACTCGTATCAGACACTGGAGTATTCCAGTGCTTGAGGCACCCCAGTCTGAGACTAGTACCCAAACGTACACTGGTGCTGCGGGCTATCCATTTTCATGGAGTTGCTCGTACCCAGTGTTCATTAAGTCAGTCGCAGATCGGTATGTGTATACAGAGCCTTCGTTATTCCATGCGCAAATCCAGTATAATTATAATTATACTGGCTACCAGCTCGAGCATGCTCGAGTGTTGGCGTTATTGGATGCTTTCGGGGTTAACCTTAACCCCGCGATCATCTGGAACGCCATTCCCTGGTCGTTCGTGGTCGATTGGCTCATCGGCGTAGGCCGGTGGCTGAACGATCGAGCGTTGCACAACATGGAACCTGTGATCAACATACATCAGTACCTTTGGTCACACAAGCGGTCTCGGGTGGTAGTTGTCCAGCGGGTGCTTTCGCGCCCGTTATGGTATGCTACCTCTCACCAAGAGTACGCTAGTGACTTAGGGGTACCGCTGCCGGTATTCAACGAAACGTCTTATCGACGCCAAGTTGGCATGCCGTCAGCAAGCTCGCTACTCGCGAGCGGACTGAGTTCGAAAGAATTCAGCCTCGGTGCCGCCCTCGTGTTATCACGGGGACGTCATCATCGTCGTAGACGGTAATTAAATCGTCTACGTTAATGTCCGAAACTGTTACACTGCATGTTAAGTAATACACTCAACACCAATGAAGTAAAGAACTCGGCAGGCACTGAAGTAGAATTCACGCGCCTGTCGACTAGCGACCGTCAAACGGTTTTCGCCCAAATAAGCGAAACGCCGTCTCAGCCCCACCGCCTGGTAATTGCTCACCAGGAGACTGGGAATGCCATGAAAAAGCGCCGCCGGTCCGTCGTCAGAATCGACAAAACTGTCATTTCTGGCGTGGATTCGGTGACGCCCATCACGGTCTCCGCGTACATCGTCATGGATATCCCCGTTGGGGGAATGACGACTAACGCTGAGGCCGCCAACGCCATCGCTGAGCTCCTGAGTTTCTGTGCCACAACTGGCGCAGGGACCACAGTGCTCTTTGATGGATCTGGCAACGGTGCTAATGCCCTCCTGTTGGGTGGTCTGTGACCGCTCAAAAAGAGGACAGTTCCATGCGCAAACGTACCATTTGGGCCCTTGCGGTCGTCGCTCTGATAGCGATAATCGTTTGGGCCTGTTGTGGATGCGCCGCGCATGACTTCGAACTCAAAGTTAAGCGTTGGTTCTTAAACCCTCGTGGTACCTCTGATATGTATCAGAGCCCATCTGTGGTCGAAACCAACGCCTAACCCGGGCACCTTTGGAGGGGGGTTAATAGCCCCCCTCCTTAACTCTCGAAAGAGATTGGTGCTAGCTCACCCTGCCGTAAACGTACCGATCCCTAACTCTGACCCGAGAAGAAGTTCTCGGATCAGGGGAATCTTAACGAGATAGAGCTCACAAGCTCCGTTCTCGTCAAAAACAGGATCGGCCACGCGAAGGTGGGTATCTGAGCTATTAGCCCAGTCGATGTACACAGCAACCTGAACGTTCCTAGGAATAGGGCGTCCGTTGCTGATAGATGTACCGACTAGCGACCGGCTAACTGTCTTGTCTGCTTTGATCTTCGGCCGAAAGGCCTTCTTAGATTTTGGCATATATGATGGTTATGTTGATTCGTTGTTACCTGATAGTAGAGGAGTGTAGACATGCTCAATGGTTGATTTCCTTATGGAGTCAATTAAAAGCATTGATAACTATAAAGTCATCGCTTCACTTCTCTATGACGTTCATACGTTATACCCAGAAGTGTTTAACACTGCTAGCCTGCGTCTTACCTTGAAAAAGGTTCAGAAACGGCTAACTAAGGAAGGTTCGGGTTTTCTTACGAAAACCCTGCCACGTCTCGGTAAGGCCTTTGATAAGGCCCTAACTGGTACTCCAATGAACTCTGTTGATTGTGGGTTCAAACCCATGGTCGACAGTAAACTTCCGATGTTTATCGGTGAGTTCTTCACTAAAGTATTAGCCCGAGACGGTACGGTACTTCCCGATCCGTGTATAAATAGCGTCCAAGTGATCAGGGATATCCTCATGCCTTTTTATAAGTATGAGCTCCCTTACACCGATGAGCAAGAACAACAAGTCGTGCAAAAGTTCGAAAGAACTGATGCTGACCTATTGGCGTTCAATGACGTGGCTTCGGCCATGTTTAACGACGCTACTGATGATGCTATTCACGCTAGTAAAAAGCGCCTTAAAACGCTTGATACTACCGAGATAGCCTACCGAGCTCGAGCCTTATTATATAGGCTCTTCGCTCGTTTTGACCCGAAAGACATTCAACCTAGGCACGGTCCTGGGGCTGTTGCTACCAAGCAACAGCTTTGGGAAAAGTACCTTTGGACGAATGTCTCGGCGAAGATCACAAGCGAATACCCGTTTGATGCCTATTTTTGCGCATCATCCGGCCACGTATGTGACCACTATAGGGATTTCTCATCCCTGAGTGAAGAGGATCTTCCTGCGCGAGTTGTACTCGTGCCTAAAGATTCTCGTGGGCCCCGCCTAATATCTTGTGAACCTGTTGATTATCAATGGGTCCAGCAAGGTCTAGGTAGGGCGATTGTTAGGTTAGTTGAGGGACATCCACTCACAAAGTGGAATGTCTTCTTCACAGACCAATCGCCTAATCAGCGAGGTGCCCTTTTAGGGTCCTCTACTGGTAGGTACGCGACGCTCGACCTCAATGAGGCTAGCGATCGTGTTTCAACTGGTCTGGTTCGCCTACTATTCCCTGAACACGTTTATACGTGTCTCATGGCGTGTAGGTCCTCATCTACG